AGAGAAGTGGCCTGGTCGGGTGTTTTTGCCCCCCGCCTCTCTTTCCGGGAGCTAAGAAATGTCGAAGATTCAGATGATCAGGGGGAAGCGCGTGTTCAGCGTTGATGCCCGACTGGCGCCAATGCTGGAGCGTCGCGGCGGCTACCTACGCCGTGATATGCAGGCTCAGTCCGCAGCGAAACCAGTAGCAACCAAGGCAGAGTCGGATAGTCAGGCATTGGAAGTGAAGCGGGCGGCAGCACAGGCCAAGCGTGATGCAGCTGCGGCAGCAAAGGCTTCGACCAAGCCCGCCAAAAAAGCAGCCAAGAAGTCCGCAGCGAAACCAGTAGCAACCAAGGCAGCTGCCAGCCAGGACGTACCCGAATGACTGGATTCTCGCCCCGCGAGCTGGCCACTGAGGCTGGTGTGCGCAAACACGGAGCTGGCTACCTGAAATCGCTGGCGCCGGTAGATGCAGGTGCGGGGCGAGGCTGGCAGCCGCTGGTGCGCGAACCATTCACCGGCGCGTGGCAGCGGAACCTGGAAGAGCGGCACGAGTCGGTGGTGACCTATCCTACCCTGTACGCCTGCTTGAATCGGATCAACAGCGACATCGGCAAGCTGCCGTTCCAGCTGAAGGTCGAAGGTACTGATGGCATCTGGCGCGTGGACAGGGCAAACACCGCGTACTGGCCGGTGCTGCGCAAGCCCAACGGGTTCCAGACCGCACAGCAGTTCCGCGAAGCTTGGATCTTGTCGAAGCTTTCGCAGGGCAACACGTACGTCCTGAAGGGACGGGACGAGCGGAACGTGGTCAACCGTCTGTGGGTGCTCGATCCGAATCGCGTTCAGCCGCTTGTCTCGGACAGCGGTGATGTCTTCTACCAACTGAACTACGGCACCGGCAACAACCTTCTGCCAGAGCACTACCCAGGTGACCAGCTGATCATCCCGGCCAGCGAGATCATCCACGACCGGATGAACTGCTTCCACCACCAGCTGATCGGCGTGCCGCCGCTGTGTGCGGCGAACTGGGCGGCGGTGAAGAATCTCAAGATCCTGAAGGACTCGACCACCTTCTTCTCCAACGGGGCCAGCCCGGGCGGCATCCTGACCGCTCCGGCGGGCATGTCCGATGAGGATGCGCAGGCCGTCAAGGATTACTGGAACACCGAGTTCAAGGGCGCAAACGCCGGCAACGTCGCCGTGGTCGGCGCGGACATGAAGTTCACTCCGTTTGCCTTTAAGGCTGCTGACTCGCAGTTAGTGGAACAGATGCGGTATTCCGACGAGCAGGTGTGCCAGCCGTTTGGCATCCCCCCTTTCAAGATCGGCATCGGTTCCATCCCAGCCGGCATGAAGGTCGATGACATCAACCAGCTGTACTACGGCGATGCGCTGCAAACCCACATCGAGGCGATGGAGAACCTGCTGGACGAGGGCCTCGGTATCACTCGGCCAATGGGCGTTGAACTGGATCTTGGCCCCCTCCTGCGCATGGACGTGGGCAAGCAGGCCGAAGTGGAGACCAAGCTGGTAAAGGGCAACGTCAAGACCCCGAACGAAGGTCGCTTGGCGTTCAACCTGCCGCCCTTGGATGGCGGCGACACCGTTTATATGCAGCAGCAGGATTTCCCGCTTGATCAGGTGCGCCAAAACAAGATTGCTACCGCACCAGCGGTGGAACCCGCGACGCCTGTTACTGATGACGACGAGCCCGACGACCAAGCCGAGATGAAGCGTCTTCAGCACGAGAATTTCATGTTCAAAGCCATTCAAGCCGCCCGAGCCGAGGTGTTTCGCAATGACTGACCCCATCGACTTCGGCAAGCAGATTGGCGGCCTAATCCGCGAGGCTGTCGCACCGCTGCAGCGTGAGCTGGCCGAGTTGCGTGAGCGCGCACCGGAGAAGGGCGAACCCGGGCAAGACGCGGATCCGGTAGATCTGGACGCGCTGGCCGATCTGGTCGTGGCGAAGCTCCTGGACTCGCCACGCCTGCTGACGCTCGTTGACGTGGCCACGGTTGACGCCGTTTCCAAGCACTTCGAGGCCAACCCGGTACAGAACGGGCGCGATGCTGATCCGGCGGTGATCGAGGCAACGGTCAAAGCGGCTGTTGAGGCACTGCCTGTGCCGAAGGATGGCCAAGACGCACCGGCAGTCAGCGACGAGCAGTTGGCTGCGCAGGTGGCCAAGCATCTGGCAGCCAACCCCCCGCAGGCTGGCGCCGACGGTGTCGGCCTGGCTGGGGCCATGATCGATCGTGCTGGCGAGCTGGTGATCACCACCACCAAGGGCGAGGCGGTCCGGCTCGGCAAGGTGGTGGGCGAGGACGGAAAGGACGGCCTGGACGGACTCAGCTTCGATACGGCTGCTGGCGAGTACGACGCCTCGCGCGGGTTCGTGATCACCCTGGGGGCTGGCGAGCGTTGCGCAGAGCTGGTGCTGCCGTACATGGTGCACCGCGGCTTCCACCGCGACGGCTTGGGCATGAAGGCGGGCCAGTCGGTGACGCACGACGGGGCACTGTGGATTGCCAAGCGCGACAACGCTTCACGGCCATGTCTGGAGAATGCGGACGACTGGATCTTGGCAGCGCGCAAGGGGCGCGACGGCAAGGACGGCAAGAGCGTCCGTGTGCCGGCCGAGCCTGTGCAGCTGGGTGGCAGCCATGCGTGAGTTCGTCACCCAGGCCGACGCCCGCGAGCAGATGCGCATCGACAGCGACGCCGATGACCACTGGCTAGCCATCTGGATCCCAGCTGTCTCTGCATCGGTTGCCGCCTGGCTGAAGCAGGAGTGGCGCCTGTACGTGCTGCAGCGTGATTCGGATGGCGAGCTGGTGCTGGACAGCGCTGGCCGCCCCGTGCCGGCCGAGGACAGCAACGGCGAGCCGATCCTGCAGCCTGCGGTGATCGCCGCCACCTTGCTGGAGCTGGCATCGCAGTACCGATTCAGGGAAGGCGAGGGCGACAACGTGGTGTCGGCCGATGCTGGCCACGGCTACGTGCTGTCGCGCGCCGCCACCGCTCAACTGGCGCCGCTGCGCCGCACGACGGTGGCCTGATGAGCATCGGAGCAGGCGAGTTGAACCGGCGCATCCGCATTGAGCGCCCGAGTTCTGCCTCGGATGCAGCCGGCCAGCCCATTCCAGGGTGGCAGAAGGTGGATGACCTATGGGCCGGAATAGCCAATGAGACGGGACTGGGCGCAATCCGGTCCAGCCTGCAAGGCGGCGTGCCGACTTCAATCGCCCGCTACAGCTTCATGGTGCGATTTGAGGCTATCCAGCGCCTTGGGATCAACCCAGGCATGCGCATCGTGTACGACGGCTTGGCGTTCGACATCAGGGGTGTCACACGCGATCTGAAGGACCGCACCAAGGCCTTCATCATCACCGAGCAGGGTGGGAATTCCGGATGAGCATCAAGGCAAACGTGGACTTCAAGGATGCTCTGGCCGGGTTGGATATGTTGAAGGAAGTTCGGCAACAGCTGGCACGATCGATGGCCGTAGCGGGCGGCAAGGTGCTGCGGGACGAGGCGAAGGCAAGAGCGCCGGTCGGTACGGATGACGGGGGCAGCAAGAAGCCTGGCGGCCTTCAGGGGGCGATCTACCTGGCTTACAAGGACAAGGAGTCCACGGAGGCGAAAGAAGTCTACGCAGTCAGCTGGAATGCAAAGAAGGCGCCTCACGGACATCTGCTTGAATTCGGCCACTGGCAAACCCACGCGCGCTACAAGGGAAAGGATGGCAACTGGTATACGGGCGCAGAGTTGGCCGCGCCGAAGTGGGTGCCTGCCAAGCCGTTCCTGCGCCCAGCGATGGATGGGAGCATGTCGCGGGCAAGGGAGGCCATGATTGAGCGAGGCCGTGTGAGGTTGCCGGAGTTGCTGACCGGAAGGAGTGGCGACGATGGGCTATGAAGCGACGTTGTCGGCCCTGATTCGTCCGTTGGTCGGCAATCGGTTTTACCCGGACGTGCCACCTGACGTTCCCACTTTCCCCTGCGGCGTCTATCAGCAGGTCGGCGGGCAATCGCTGTGGTTCGGTGAACGCAAGATGCCCGATCACAAGCACGCCCGGGTGCAGATCACTATCTGGGCGGAAACTCGGCTGGAAGCCAACAACCTGATACGTCAGGTCGAAGGCGAAATTTGCTCCAAGCTGCCCAACTCTGAGCCCTACGGCGCGGCGGTATGCGGCTACGAAGATGCGATCAAGAAGTACAGCGCAAGACTCGATATCGGGTTCTGGTACCCGGACCCATGAGAAATCCCAACACCCGGCACTCGCCGGGTTTTTATTGACCCAGCGAGGTAATCAAGAATGGCACTCAAGCTCCCCAAAGGAACCCAATTCGGTTTCGCAACCATCGCGTCGACCAAGATCGCCTCCACCGGCATCTCCAAGGCTGCACCGGCACTGGCAAGCATCGCCTCGGGCGCAGTCGAAGAGGGCGAGATCGTTCTGATCGGTGCGCCGGGCTGGCCGCTGCTCAACAATCGCATTGCCGAGGCTGGCACCGAATCGGCGGGCGCAATCGAGCTGCTTGGCACCGATACCGTAGATGCCACCTTGTATCCTGGCACCAGCGGCGCAGGCACCTTGCAGGTGGCCGGCGAGTTCGTGGACTTCACCCAGCAGGGCGATGCGTCCACGGCGGGCGGCGATCAGCAGTACTGGTCAGGCGTCCTGCTGGAAGACCCGACGGGTCGCCAGATCCAGATTCCGACCACCAAGAACGCCAAGACCCTCACCCTGCCGCTGTACTTCGACCCCAAGTTGCCGTGGTACGGCGCTGCCAAGGCCGTCGACGCCAAGGGCGAGCCGGTGATTCTGCGGGCCAAGCTGCCGGGCGGTGACCGGCTGTACTGGTACGGCTATATGTCCTTCGACGGTGATCCGTCCATCAGCTCGAACAACCCGATGGGCAACACCATGTCGTTCACCGCGCTGAGCGATTCGACCCTGGTGGAGGTTGAGTAATGTTCAAGGTCAAAGCGCCGGAATCTTTCGACGCCACGCTCCGAATCGTTGGGCAGGGCAGGGACCAGAAGCTCAAGCTGAAGTACCGGCACCTGCTGAAGGACGACTACAAAGCTCTGATCGACAAGCTGGGGGCCGGTGAGGCTACCCCGGCTCAGGTGGTGCTTGAAATGGTCGTGGAGTGGGACGCGGACGTGGCCTTGGACACTGACGGCGTGGAACTGGCGCTCCAGCACCAGATCGGCTTGGACACGGCCATCATCCACGGCTACTCCGAGGCAATTCAGGTCGCCCGCAGGGGAAACTGACAGAGGCGGTGGGGGCGATGTACTGGCGCGCCCCCACCGAGGCCGAGCTTGCTGGGTCGGGCCTCAAGGCCAAGCACTTCCAGCAGCCAAAGGTGGATCTTTGGCCCGAGTGCGCCTTGCCTATCGAAATCTTCTCCCGCGTTTCCTCCCAGTGGCGGGTCGCAATGGGCGGCCCGATTGGACTGGATTACAGCGTCGTCTATTACGAACTCGACAGGGAGGGCTTGGAGGGCGAGCGGCGTGACGAAGTGATGGCCGGCATCCGGGTCATTGAGGGGGCGGCCTTGGAGTGCATCGCGGCTTTCAGCCAGAAGTAGGTTTGCTACCATCGGCCCACTTCCAACAGGGGTGGGGGCAACAGATGGCAGGCGATAGATTTCTGGTGGTAGACGTGGAGACGGCCAATTCCGATTCGGGCTCAATTTGCCAGATCGGCGTTGTCGAAGTGGCCGGCACTGAGATCGTTTGGGAAATGGTGTCTTTAATTGACCCGGAAGAAGAGTTCGACTGGTTCAATATCAGCCTTCATGGCATTGAGCCGGAACACGTTGTTGGGCAGCCCAAGATGCACGAGGTTTGGAGCGAGCTCGGGCCGCGCTTTCGATCCCTTCCTGTCTTCTCCTACACTTGGTTTGATCGCGCTTCCGTACACGGCGCGCTTGCCAAGCGCGGTATTGTTGAGCCTGATCTGGATTGGCGCGACGCGACGATGATTGTTCGCCGCACGTGGGCGGATGTTGCGCACGGTGGGTACAAGCTTAAGAAGGTCGCCCGTAAGCTCGGCATAAAGATGGAGCGGCATCACGACGCACTGTCGGACGCGAAGGCTGCGGCGCGGATACTTCTGACGGCTTTCGTTCAAAGCGGAGTGCCCCTGCATGACTGGGTGAGCAAGGTCCGGGCGCCAATTACGCCCGATGCAAAGGCCGCTGACATTCTGGCGAAGCTCGGGCCAGATGCAGTGCCTTGTGATGGACCTCTCAGCGGAGAGAGCGTCACATTTACAGGCGAGCTGGCATTCCCGAGGCGTGAGGCGATGGCAAGGGCATATCGTGCAGGAGCCCTCGTCGGGGACTTGGTAACCAAGAAGACCACACTGCTAGTTGTCGGTCGTCAGGACATGCAGAAGACGCACGGGCTGGAAAAGAGCAGCAAGCATCTGAAAGCGGAAAAGCTGATCTCTGAGGGCCAGGAAATTGAAATAATGACTGAAGATAACTTCTATGCGCTTGTCGGAGGTCGCCCGTAATGGCACTGATCAAATGCACGGAATGCGGGAAGGAAGTCAGCGACAAGGCGGCGGCGTGTCCCGGCTGCGGTGCGCCGCCGCCACTGCGGTCTCTGGTTCCAGATCAGCCGGGTAGCACAACAGTCGCCGCATCGCTTGCTTGGGTTGCGATTGCACTTGCAGTTGTCGGCCTAGTCATATGGGCCGTCAATTTCTGGATTGAAGTCCGCTCCGGCGTCTAAATCTCCCCTCCCGAAACTCACCGACCCGCCTCCAGGCGGGTTTTCTATTGTCCAAAGGAAAGTTCATGGCTGACGAGAGCATCGGCACCGCACGAATTGAAATTGAGGTTGATACCTCTCAGTTCGACTCTGCCATTACTGCCGCGAAGCGGTCTGTCGCGGATATGTCGTCGTCGGCGCAGCAGCAGTACCAGCAGCTCTCCACTGCCGAAAAACGTCGCATCGACACGCTGGTGAAGCAGGCCGACATTGTCGGCATGAACCGCGCCCAGCAGATCGCCTACTCAGCAGCCCTGCGCACCAGCGGCCCGCTGCTGGACGATATCACCAAGAAACTGGCGAAGAATCAGCAGGCCGCGCAAGGTGCGACAACCGAGCTGAGCAAGTACGGCCTCAGCTTGAAGCAGCAGCAGGCAGCCATGCGTGGTGTGCCTGCGCAGATGACGGACATTTTCGTCAGCTTGCAGGGCGGCCAGAAGCCCATGACTGTCCTGCTCCAACAGGGCGGTCAGTTGAAGGATATGTTCGGCGGCATCGTTCCGGCAGCGCAGGCGCTTGGGACGCAGCTTGCGGCAATGATCAACCCGGCAACGATCGCAGCAGCCGCCATCGGTGCACTGGCCTATGCGGGATACAGTGCGGCAGAGCAGCAGGCTGCTTTCCAGCGGGTTCTGATCGAAACTGGCGGGTACGCCGGAGTTGCGTCGGAAGACTATCAAAAGCTCGTAGACCAGCTTGATTCTGTCGCAGGTGTATCTCGTGGAGGTGCTTCGGATGCCCTGATGAAAGTGGCTGCATCCGGCAAGTTTGCTGGTGAGCAGTTCGATCTCGTATCCCGTGCAGCGGCTCGCATGAGTGCCGCTACGGGCCAGGAAGTAGATAAGACGGTTTCAAAGTTTGAGGCTATTGCAAAGTCGCCAGTTGATGCTCTGCTGGAACTCACCAGCACGGAGCACTTTTTGACGCAAGCGCAGCTCGATCGTGTTGTTGCTCTTGAAGATGAGGGGCGGAAGCAAGAAGCCGTTGCTGAGGCTGTCCGAATCTACGGAACCCATCTCGATGACGTTGCGGCGAAGGCGGACGCAACTCTGTCCGTTCTGTCGCGCTGGTGGCGAGATGTGAAGGACGACACATCAGCAGCGTGGGGTGAGGTTGGCGTTTACATGCAGCTTCTCGATCAGCTGATTGAAAAACAAAAGATATCCAAGTCGCTATGGGCTGGCGGCGAGGTAAGCGCGTCTGGTGCATTGCGCAGAGCGGGGTTTGCCCAAGGCAATGCTGCCTCTCTTGTTCCTGACGGCTGGCTGTCCTCTGGCGCGACGCTTGCGAACGCGCTTGGCAAGCAATGGCTTCGCGGCAAGGTCGCAGACGACGGAGTTCAGCAGTTCCCGGTTACTTCTACATGGGAGAACGCGGTTGACCCGGTGGGTGCCAAGGAAGCAGTGGCCAAGGCCCGCGAGGAAAAGAAGAAGGCCGAGGCCGAGTGGGACAAATGGCACGGCCAGAACCTCAGCAAGAAGGAAAAACAGCAGGCTGAGGAAGCGCGGATTATTGCTGCTGGCAAAGCGCTGAATAAGTCGCAAGCTGATATTGATGAGCAGATTGCACAATCACGCAAGCGATTCGCCGAGGCAGAGGAAAAGAGCAAGAGCAAGACGGTTGATCCCACTATCGCTCTTGCCCAGCGCATCAAGCAGCAGATCGCGCTGAACACTGAGCAGCTGCAGAGCGAGGTCAAGCTGACGACCAGCCAGCGGTTGCGCATCCAGGTCGAGCAGGATTTGTTGAACCTTGGCAGCAAGGCCAGTCCTGAGCGTCGCGCTGTATTGAACGCAATGCTGAATGAGCTGGACGCCAGCGGAGATCTAGCAACGGCGCATGAGCGAGAGATCAAGGCCAAGGAACAGCTGTCCCGGCTTAACGCGCAGATTGCGGTCAGCGAGGAGAATCGCCTTCGTGGCAATGCATTGGATCTGATGGGATACGGTCGGGGCGGCGACGCCGTGGACATGCTGCGTCGGCAGTTGGAAATTCAGCGGGAATACGAGGATGGGCTTAAGCGCATCCGCGACAGCGGGGTGGCGGCTGATACGGAATCATGGCGTCAGCAGGAGGCCGAGCTTCGCGCGAGCCGGGACAGGATGCTGGATGCTGAGAGGGACTTCCAGAACCAGCGTCTGGCTTTGATGGCTGACTGGCGCGTAGGGGCGAATGCTGCGCTTGAGGACTATCTGGCGTCTGCAGCCGACGTTGCCAGCCAGTCCCGCGACCTGTTCTCCAATGCCTTCAGCAGCGCTGAAGACGCCATCGTTGATTTCGTGAAGACCGGCAAGCTGTCGTTCTCCGACCTCGCCGATTCCATCATCTCCGACCTTGCGCGCATCGCCGCCAGGCAGATGATCACCGGCCTGTTCGGCAACGTGCTGTCGGGCTTGTTCAGCAAGGGCAGTTCCGCGCCTAGCGCTTCCTTCGCGTCAGGCTTTGGCAACAACACAGGTTGGCTGGCTGGTGGTCCAACCCCGCATGCGAAAGGCGGCGTCTATGACTCCCCCAGCCTGTCGGCGTACTCAGGTGGCGTCTACAACAGCCCGCAGTTGTTCGCGTTCGCCAAGGGTGCCGGGGTGTTTGGCGAGGCCGGCCCGGAGGCAATCATGCCGCTACGACGCGGGGCTGATGGACGGTTGGGTGTTGCCGCTTCGGGTGGCGGCGGCCAGCAGATCAAGATCGAGGTCGAAAACAAGGGTCAGCCTGTACAAGCGCAGGCGTCGGCGCAGCGCCAGCCGGATGGTTCGACGCTGATCAAGATGGTTTTGGATAGCGTGGCTGACGACATGGCGAGCGGCGGCAAGACCGCGCAGGCGATGCGAAGCCGGTTCGACGTATCGGAGCGCGTGTAATGGCTGACTTTCCGAGCTATGCCCAGATCCTCACGGACGGGTTCAGCGAGTCGTTCGATCCCGCCGTTGAGCGCACCGACATGGAGCGCGGGGTTCCAAAGCAGCGCCTGGTCAACAGTCAGGTGCTGGTGAAGCTCAGCGCCACGCTGTTCTTCAGGTCATCGGACGATGTTGCCGCATTTGAGACGTGGTACTTCGACACACTCAAGCGCATCGGCTGGTTTCAGATGAAGCACCCGAGAACAGGCGCGTCAATCGCTGCTCGCTTTGAGAACGGGAGCATTGGCACGCTGTCGCCGTTGGGGCCTGCGTTCTACATTGCCAGCCGTAGCGTCGTCATGGAGTATCTGCGATGAATGATTTCCTCGAGCGCCGCCAGCGCGTCACCGATACTGCAGGCACGCTGCTGTTCCTCGAAGTCTCTGCGCCGTCATTCGCCGAGACCCTGCGCATCGTCAACGATACGAAGGACTGGACCAGCAACGGACTCTTGTATATCGGCGTGCCTTTCGGCTTCAAGCTACCCGACGACGTCGCCGGACAGACGCCCCGGGCGGTGCTGACGCTCGAAAACGTTGGGCGCGGAATCACG